TTGTCTAAAGCGTCAACACCTAGCTCAGCCTTCCACTTCTCAATTACGATCAGCGGAATACTTGCCACCTTTTGCATATTACCAAACGTAGACTTCTTCGAGGGCAAGTCACCGTTTAGCTCTCGCCGGTTCATTTCCAACAGCGGCTCTACGTCCTGCTGCCGGCGCTGAACAACCGCGTCCGCAGTATGATCGTAGGAGGTCAAGGTGCTAATGGGTGCCTTAGTGGTCATATGGTAAGCGTCCTAGTTATAGTGAGGCAGTTGTGGGGGAGCTTTCTAAGCCCCCCCACAATGCTACTGTTTACGAGAGGTCGTAAACGGCACCAAGGGCCTTCTCGTTCTTAACGACAAGGGTGTACTCAGTGATGATCGCACGCTGCTCGCCGTCCGCCGTGGACGCGACTTCACGCTGGGTGAACGGGCGCAAGAACGCCAAGCCGTAGTACTCCGGGTCCAGAAGCCAAGCATCACGCGAGCGCTGGAAGCGGTTGGGGACAACGGCCATTTCACCAAAGTCGCTGACATAGACATCCATGCCACCGATGATGCGCTGATCGCTCACCTCGTTGAAGTTAGAGACGCCAGAAGCGCCGCCAACACCGACAAAGGACGAGAACGTCTGCTTCTGCGAAGGTGCCATCATCAGGTACTTGGTGTCAGCGCCGCTGTTAAACGCCGCGAGGATAGCGGCCTTCAACAGAGTTTCCGTAAAGGTACGGGTCGTACCGTCGGTACGTGCCACACCAGCGCCGGGGGTAGACCCGCCGGAGCCGTTAGACACGTTCGTAGCCACCCACGCCGAGAGCGAGCCTAGCTTACGCGAGGTCGAGTCAGCGGACATGGCGGTGGACGACTGATTGGTACCAATAAGCGTGGTCTCCATGTCACGCTTCAGTTCCTTAGCAGCCTTGGTCATCTGGAGGGCAATTTCCTCCTTACGGCCGGCCTTAGAAACCGCGTCCAACGTGCCGGTGACCATCTTGGTGTTCAAGCTGATCTGGCAGATGTTGCCGAGGCGGGTGGTAGCAGTAGCGGCGGTCGCCGTAAGCGTCTCACCTTCCTGGTGGAAGTTAGTGCCAACCGCAGCGGCCAGCGCATCGGTCTGCCACTCGTGGTTAACGGCAATCGCGTCCGAGCGTCCACCCATCGTCATAAACGGGGTGTCGGTAGGCGAGATGTCGTAGATTACGTTCTCAAGGTCTTCGCGCAGACCTCGCGCCGAGAAGGTGGTAAAGATATTAGTAGGCTGTGCCATAGTGATTACCTTTTTGGTCGGGGATTATCGAGGATGTCCATAAAGACACTCGCTGCATCGCGGGTGCTTCCGGTTTTAGCCAATCGTTCGCGTCGTTGCTGTGCGTCCCTACGAGACTTTCCATCTTTGCTCTCAGGGGCTCCAGACTTAACGATCTTCGGTACGTTCTTAACCATCTTCGCCGGGGCATGGGCCGCTTTGTCCTGTTGCATGGCCTTATGCAGTACAAGGACTACGCGGTGGTCCGTGATTGAATCAATGTCTTGGTCTGAAAAGCCTAGACCCATGGCATAATTCCGAAGATCACTCTTTAGGCTAGAATTAGGCGATACAAACTCAGGCAAAACCTTTTCCAGTGCCTTTGCTTCTTCCTGAACCTTCTGAGCTACAATGCTCTGAAACTCGTTCCGGCTCCTCTGCATCGTGCGCTGGCGCTCGGTTGCAATCTGTGCCTGCTTTTCACGAGCCTCCTGGTACTCCAGCTTCTTTTCCATGTATTGCATTGGGTCGCTCTCCTTAAGAGAGTTCCAATCAATATTGGCGAACCGCTGGACCTCAGCAGACTGTTGCTGCCCAATACTCTCCAAAACCTTTGCGTATTTCTCGCGCTCTGTCTGAACAGCTTGAATGTTGGCCTCGTAGGCCTTCCGCTGTTCCGCCAGAGATTGAGACTTTCGCGTGTAGTCGGTCTGACGCTGGTAACCGTTGCGAAGTTCGTCCAGAGATACTTCAAACTCCTCGCCGTCTACCTTAACGGTATGGCGGGGCGAAGGCTCCTTCTTTACTTCTTCCGCGTCTTCTTCAGCATCAGGCTCAGTATTGTCTTCACTAGCCAACTGTTCGTTTTCTTGCGAATCGTATTCCACCGACTGTTCCTCAGCGGCAGTGTCGTCCGAAGAATTACGACCATATACAGGAGCCTCAACTTCGTTGCTATTAGCGTCATTAGAAGAGGTCCTATTGGCGTTGGTTCGTGCGGCTTTGTCGGTGTTCTTCGGATTGGTGTTGTCACTTCCGAACATAACATCGAACATGTTAAGCGGCTTCTGTGCGACTTCCCCTGGGGGATTGGTCTTAAGCGAGCTTTCCATACGTTTATTTAGACCCTAAGGTCACCCTTTACTTTCGATTGTTTTCAATCTTTTCGCTATCTACGATAGCTTTAAGTTCTTCCAGAACTGCGTACAGCGCGTTGATCTTGTGCCAGCAAGTCTCCCGAGATTGTGCGTCTGGGGAGATTTTCCACTCTCCAACAAGTGTGCGCTCGATCTTAGCTACCGCGTCTTTAAACACCTCATCGTCGAGGATCACGCTGGCCCGTGCTGCACGCGCTCTGGTATCCATGCTACCTCGGCTCTAGACGCGGTTGCCCGGCTTCTTCTTAGCAGCAGGCTTATAACTAAGCGCACCAGCAAGCCGCTTGTCCACCGAGGTCTTCTGCTTGCTCGACGCGCTGCGCTTGTTTTCGAGCTTCTTCATTACAGTCTTGAGGTTCATGGGGTGCTTTCATAAATAGAGGTCAGGGTTCTGACCTTCTATGTCTTAATTATAAAGTTTATAGGCTGAAACTTCAAGACCGATGAGCCTGCGGCAGCACTTGCGGTGCCTGCGGTGCCGAGAACAAACGAAGTGCCTACGCCGACCGGGAAGTAGGTGCGGAAATCTGGGACGCGAAAGTTAGCGCCGCTGATGCCAAAAGTGCTACCGATAACGCCGTACAACGTTGCGTAGGTCGTGGTGCTGTACAACGATCCGTCGCAGAGAAGCCAGTCGTACAAGCCACTGATTGTCTGGGTTACAGGGCTAGCTGCGGTGGCCCAGAGGACCACTATACCGGGCTCAAAGCCCAGTTTGTTAAACTGTGCAGCGGTCGGCGAAACCGCGGCTGCCCCTAGGTTGGGAAACTGGGTCTGAAGAACCGTCTTCAGCAAGCGAAGATGGTCGTCGCCTTCTGAAATGTTATCGCTGGCCGTAGGGTAAGTCGGCGAGAGTTGGCTGATATAGGAAGCTGTTTCAACGGTCATGTGCGGCGGTCCTACAGTTTACGCCAGAGGTTGCAGAGATAACCCTTCAGGCGTTGAAAAGTATCTGTTTCCACAATGCGGATAATCGTCCACATGATAGAGAACAAAGCAGCGATTGCTGGGAGCCACTTGATCAACGTGGCCCCTACGACAGCAAGTGACAAAGTGTCTACAAGCGTCTTATGCGTCTCTTCCATTTTAACGCATTGCTCCGCTTGTAACTACGCAGATTAAAGGCATACCTGGCATCTCCATCGTGATGATGAATTGCCCTGTCAGGTCTTCCCAGAAGATAAAGCGTTCTCCGCCCCCGGCCTCGCCTATGCGCCCCTGCTGGAACCCGCCGACTGCAACAGCAGATAGAAACTGACGCTGCGTATAGCAGTCAAAGTTTCCGCCAAGTGTTCCCATCGGGGACAAGGCTACAGCCATGGCTCCAGTGGCTCCGGCAAGGGCATTAAGGGCCATGGCTTTTAATTTTCTGCGAGTCCACTAGGGCCACACGACTTCTGCCGGTGAGCCAAACGTCTGCGGGATGTCGCGCAGGGCTTGCCGGTAAGTCTTCTCGGCTTGCGTCATAGTTCGGTCCTGAGTAGCCATCCAATCAGAAGCAACCAGCTTGGCGTTGCGCTCTGCGCGGACGCCGTCCCAAGTCGGCGGAGGCGGGACGTACTCCACGATCTCGGCGGTGCCAGCGGCGACTTCAGTGAGCATCCGTGCGTAGTCGGTGTTGTTTG